TTTAAAATATTTTTATATACATTTTCTGCATTATAAATATTATTTGATCTTGCTTGAACAACCGAACCTGCTGTGATAAATTGCAATTTGTGATCTGTATGACTGTTTACCCAATAGCTGTTTATATCCCAGTCAGCAGAACTATTCCAATTATCTACATATCCACCAACTCCACTCATTCCATCCCAAGCGAAATTCTTCATCTGTAAATCATGTCCATTACCTGTAAGGTCTTTCCATACAGGATTTTTGGACATTTCTTCATTGGTTAATCCTGCTCCTGAATAGCGAGCCACCATACCGGGAATTGATGGAAAAGGTGTGTCTCCGCCTCCCCCAAACCTTCTCCTAAAAGGAATCGCGTTTATGTTTCCTAATAGCATCATACCATCTCCCCCTTTTAAATCCCAATACTCAAAGAAGAAACGGTCGTGCCCTCTTTCACGATTTTCTGAACCATGTACATAAGAGGTGATCCAAGGTTTGCTTTCACTTCGGCTTCTGAAATAGTGTATTCCATACCACCAGCAAGAATCACTTTAATTGTACCTGCTACAAGAGGAATGATAATAAAAGAAACCGGTTGTCCGTTTTGATCGGTAAGTGTTATATCCTTGTCAATTTTTGCAAAGTTCCATGCACTACTGATTAATGAAGGTGCTGCATCACCATTATTAGTTATCAGCTTATTGGAGTTAGCTGTTACTGTTCTTTTTATAATATTCATGATTGTAAAAATTTAAACGTTTAAAATATTGTCTAAGTATATACTACCCACAAAGATAATCTTTTCTCAACAAACATAACAAGCACATATCTTTTTCTTTCCTACAAATACGTTTCCCTTCTGATAGTAGGGAGAGGGGGAGAAGGCAAAAACACCAACAGTGCACCAAACAAACCTGAATGGAAAGGTGGTGTTATGGGTGGCAATGGCGGTATGATCGCTTTCAAGAAAAACTTATTAATTTCCAAAGATAGTAGTAGTGGTGTTTCGTTGATTGATGAAATAGATTTTACCTATAACAATGTTGATTTTATTGATTTAGGTGTCCGTTATACTCAAAGTTTAGGACAGGAAATAACCGCCTTTCTTGGCCATTCTTCTAATGGGATAGACAAAGAAAATAATTATTGGGAATTTGCTTTAAATGGAGAAACGGACAATGGTCTTTTTATTCACGGAAGAACAGAAGGCGGACTTGCAACTTCTGTTTTAACAGCCGGTAGTGGTGGAACTTATAAAAATGGCGAACAAACTACATCTACCACTATAATCGTGCAAGGTGGAGAAGGCGGTGATGGAAGATTGGGAACACAAGGGCCATATTACGACACCGGAATTAAAGCAGTTGTAACTATCCCTATTCGATCTATATTTGGTGGAACAGGAAAAGGTGGGCCAAGCTATTATAACTCTACTACAAACTGTTTAGCCTGTGGTGGGGGTGGTTATGGAGATGCAAATTTTAATGGGTCAGCAGGATACGGTGCTGGTGGGACTTGTTTTAAGGATTCACGAAGTGTAAGTTATTACAACGAAGGTGCAGGTATTGTCCTTCTTTATTATCACGATGACTTAATTTAACTGAATATCAATAAATTGAAAGGGAGAGTGTTTGTCACTCTCCCTTTGTTTGTTTTAGATTGTCTCGTTGTGGTAGTATATACAAAATATACCTTCTCCTGGTTTCGTAATATTTCCCGCATCATCATCTGCCGGAGAACATTCTTGTCCAGAGCCATACCCAGCAATTCTTGTCTTTCCTCCGTCTGAAGAAGTGTAATTAGAACCACCATACCCTGCACCTCCCCATGAAGACGCACCAGTTCTTTTTCCAGAAAGGGTGTTCAAATACCCAGCTTCACCTTTACTTGTGCCTCCAAAAATAGACTGGACAGGAATAACAACTGAGGATTGAATAGGTTCAGTTACGCCTCCCAAAACAGTATTTTCATAAAAACTTTTAAATCCATATCTGCCGTCTCCACCTGGCGCACCGCCTGGTTGCATTCTTGGGCCTAAAGAAGAAACACTTTCTTCTTTTGCGTTTTGGCTTCCCGGACTTCCACTACAATAGAATGTACCTCTCATGTGGGCAGCAAAACCACCGGAACTTTTTGCATTATATACAGAATAATTGCCCAATCTATTTTCTTGTGGCATGGGATAATTGGCATCATTGTAAGCACTACCGTTCCCATTACAGGCTTTATATTCATAAGTTGTTATTCCTAATCTTATGGAATACTCTGTGCCTTCTGTCCGACCGCCTGTATTTGGTATAGAACTAAATGTAATTTTATTTATTTGGCCATTTGAAATATCCGACATCAATATATTAGGAATATACACAATTTGTCCAGTTGTTCCGCCCATCAATACAAATTCATTCCAAGATTGCCAATACTCAAATTTTTCACCTCCTCTTCCAACTATCAAAAGGGAAACGTATTTGTAAGAAGTATCTAATTGGTAATTGGATTGGTCACTTGTTATCTGCACCAACTTGTTCGGTTTAGTTAGGGTGTATTCCAAATTCACACTTGTTTGATAAACCCCACTTATACTTCCTGTCGTTGAAAAATCACTGAAACCGGAAGATGTAATCTTAATCTGATAATTTCCCGCAGGAATTTTGTCAAACCGTGCCGTGTATGTTGCTGGCCCTGCCGAACCTGTATGCTTCTGCCCTTCTGAATCTGTAAATTCCACATTACCACCAGTAGGGTTTACTTTTACTTGCACCATATACAGCGGAGTAAGGTTTACTTGCACCTGCATTCCTTCACTATTCACAGCAATGCTTTGGGATGTTTCTTTGGAAAAATCCCCTTCCGGTACATACAAGATATACTGTCCGTATGCGACATTGGCGAACGTTACGGTAGTGGTTATATTTTTAGTCTGAATCACCTCCAGCCCCGTACTGTCCTTTAGTTGGATTTGGCTTGGCATACCTTGCATTTGTCCAACTCTTCTTACCTGAACATTAATAGTATTGTATATCTGCAAAAGGAAGGTGTTAAGCGCAGTTTTCCCGTTTGCTTCAACCGTTTCCTCTTTGCTTTCAAATCCATCTTTAGAAAAAGCTACTTTATAGCTTCCGTCTGGCACAAATAAAACGACTGTCCCGTTTTGTGAAGTTGTACCGGAAGCCATCTGCACCCCTCCTTCCTTATTTTCAGTCACAACAACCTGTACGCCGGAAATGTCAGTTGCCCCGTCTAATGTGTTCCTATGGACAACTACTGTAAGCTCACTTGCAGGTTGCAAAGTAACCTCAATTGTTTTCGCTTCATTTAATACACCGACTTTCCCGTTCTGCGTTACATAACCATCAGCACTGACCTCATAATCATAATCAACGCCTAATGCAGCAGAAATAACAGCTTCTCCATTGTTATTTGTATTCTGCTGATAATTGTTTGATGCAGATGTCATTTTTACAAGAGCGTTCTCGATAGGAATTGCTGGATTAGGCAAAGGAAGAAGAGTAAAAGGTAAAACTTTATACTCGGCACCTTTACCTGGTTGAACAGAAGCTCCATTCAACCAATAAAAAGTTGCATTATTATGAGCCCCATACTGGGTGCAAGTTTGAATAAGTACACTCCCCCATAAAGAAAGACCCAACATGCTCAAAATCTCTTCTACTTGTGTTTTGTAAGAATACAGAGTGGTCGCCTCGCCATATGAAGGTAAATAGCCACTCTGTCCATTCCCAAACATATATGTCTTAGCGTATTCTGCCGCAGGTGCATAACCAGTTCTCAATTGAGATATTATCACATCAGTATAAATAAAACCATGCGTTGATTTGTATTGGACTGCGGTTGCTACATTAGTGTTTAACATTGGCACATTGGAGATCAAAGTACCTTGACCTCCAAAAGGATAGCTTTGGGCACTTATGGCTGTCGATACCATGAACGAATTGGTATCGGTTGAAATGCCTATACCACATACAGCAGACACTCCTTTACCAGATGATGCCCATTCTTCTTTTGTGTAACGATTATTGTCTTTATCGTAGATATACACACCATTTGGAATAGGATTGTATTCATAGGTACAGAAAGGACGAACTATATATGAATTACTTTTGGTCGTTCCCCTTTTTGCGCCATTAACCCAACCAAAAATCCAAGCATCATTTGAATTATATTGTGTCGAAGTCCAATATGAACCACTACTCAATGGATCTGAACCGATTGTCGCACTTATTGAAGTGTCGATCTTAACTCTGTTTAATTGAGCTACACCCCACTGTCCACAAGAAGGCAAGAACCAAGAATTTGTACCGAATCCTTCTGTAGAATAAGCTGCACACCGATGTGCCGCCGTGCTTTCCGTTGGTTTCGCAAGTATGATATTTTGAGAATTTGTCTTACCTGCGAAGTCACACATGGCTAAAGATTCATTTGTTTCGGTAACTACATTAGAAATAATGCCTAATGTCTGTGTCCAAAACGCCGCGCCCACATTTTGCAAAGAAATAAAATCAAAATCCTTGCTTCTTACATCAGTAATGACACCGACACAAGTTTTAGTACCGTCCAATTCAGTTGACCATGTTTTGTCACCATACACAAAATCACCTATTTGAGGGCGAGTAAGTAAAGGCTGCTTTGCGGTTACCTTAAATGTTACATCTACATTATTTGCAATCAAAATTTCTTTGTTGATGGCAGGTGCGTTTACATTCAACATGCCTGATTGCGCTTCCAAAGGAGAAGGCGGGGTAACTGTATAATCATAGTTCCCATAAAGAACCTTGTCAGCCGGAATATCCGAACTTATTGCCTTTTTGCCATAGAAAGAGAATGTGATATTCAAATCTTTCAAATCATCTGCGGATAATGTACCTCCGTCAAAAGATTGCACATGCACTGACCAAATGGTAGAATTACCTATTGTTTCTGTATCCAACAAAAGATCAGAAAGCTGGAATCTNTTAAAACCAAAATCCAAAGCCTTGTGATAATCCACTGTCTTTTCTGTGCCAATTTGGAAAAGACCATTCGAAAACCCTATAAGTCCGGCATCCACATTAAACAAAACATAAGTCTCTGTAGAAGCTGTCAATGTCTTGATCACGCTCGTTAAAGTAAGGTTCTTTTTCGTTTTATCCCAGCTTCCCTCCCAGCCATCTATTTTATTTGAATTGTAAATTCTGGTAAGACTTTCCGTAATACTACTATTATCCTTATCCTGAACAATTGTCAATGGAAAAACAATTACACCATTGGGGAAATAGGTTTTTAATTGATCTGTTGTTACGCCGTCCGCTGGAACAAGATATTTCTCATCTTCTTGAAAAACAGGACAACTGGAAAAATCCGCATCACTGTCTTGTGACCACTCAAACTCTCCACCATCAAACGTCATAGTAGCTACACCAGACGAGTTAGTCGTCCCTTTGTATTTGTTAGATGAATCGCTTCGATCTGTCATTTCGATAACGGCATTCTCAATAGGAGAACTATCATTTTGATTTTTTACAGTAAATGTAACCGTTGAAATTTGAAGCATCTCAACCGTTATGTTCTGATCTCCACCAGCAATTGTAAATTCACCTGTTACATCTTTATAACTGGATTTCTTTGCTGTATAGATATACTGTCCGTTCTTGTAAGTCAAAGTAAGAATGCCGTTAGAAGCAGTAGCTCCACTTGCAACAGGTGTGTCTGGAGATTCTGCCTTGGCAAAACTTATAGCTACATCTTGTGTGGATGGAACAGTCTGGAAAGTAACATTGTATTTTACATAATCAGCCAAATCCAATTCAATGGTGCTTGCGGCGGTTGCCACACTAAATGTTCCGCTTGGCACTTCCACCAGATTAGGATTATCCGTACTTGTAGTAGGAATCTGATATTGATAATCCCCTGTAGGAAGAGCAATTGCCGCGATACCCTGACTGTTTGTTACAATGGTTTCAGGAAGTGCCCTTGCGCTACTTTGCCCTACAATTATCTTTACATCCGCCAAAGCAGAATTTCCTACCTTTGTATGGAATGTAACTGTCGCTCCAGGAACAAGTGTTATCCGTACACTTTTTTCAGCTTCTTTGATTCGCACATTTCCTGTCCCGTTTAAAAAACCTGTTTTTGAATAAGCGTAAGTATGCGTTCCTGTGGAAAGATTTATTGTTGCTATACCGTCTTGCCCCGTTGTGATTGTATCATTACCATCAATAGTAATTTCAACGCCTTGTGTGGCTGGTGAAGTTGTAAATGTAGTTTCAAATCCATAAGTCAATTCTATCACTTTCTCCTGATCGGCATCCTGAACACTTCCCACTCCTTCTTCCGGCGAATATCCTGTGAGTGACGCATTCCAATCATAAGCACCGTTTATTACCTGCACAGGATCAGTTGTTCCATCATCTTTTGTTTTAAGACTTACAGTATTTCCACTTAATATGGCCGATCCACTTACACTGACAGTCACATCTTTTAAGCCTGATTTTCCTGCGGCGGTCACTTTAAAGGTAAGATTCCATATCTTCTTCAATATCTGCGTAAACGTAGCCTCTCCAGTTACTTCAAATGAAAGAGTTTCAGTCTTATAGCTGTTCTTCATGAATGAAGCGGTATATTTACCAGCTTTTAGACTGATTATCGCTTCTCCTGACGCATTTGTGGTAACTGTCTTGTCCTCATTTTCTATATCAATAGACACTCCTTGCAAAAGATTGGGCGAAGCCATGTTATCTTTTACTACAAACGTAATATTATATGATATAGGGGTAAGTTGAGCTAATACGTTCTTGTTGCTACCGGAAACTTCCACATTACCTTGTGTCTGAACATAACCTTCCTTCGTTACCGTATAAGGATACTGCCCGTCAGAAAGACGAACCGTTACCAAACCACCCTGCGAAGTCTGATAGTCCTTTTCGTTGATATGAATATTAGCGTTTTCAATTGCAACACCTTCATCTGTCTGTACAGTAAATACAATATCGTACTTCTTGTACTCCATATTTACAGGAAAAGACGGAATATCCGCACTTTCCACTTCCAATTCACCAGAATAATCATCCATTCCTAAAGCTGTCACTGTAAACGGATAAGTGCCATTCTTTAATTGCAAAGACACCTGTCCATTGGATTGCGTCTGATAAGATGTTGCATTTATCTCCACTGTAGCGCCATTAATAGGTTCTTGCAGTGGATTCTTTACAGTCATTATAACGTTGCAAAGTCTTGCCTTTAAACTTATTACACTACTGTTATCACTGTCAAGAACGGTAATGGAAGAACTACCATCATAATATCCCGATTTTGTAACCGTGTAAGGGTACGTCCCATTTTGAAGGCTTACAACAACTTGACCCCTGTCGTTTGTGGGGTAGGAAGAACTATTGATGTTTACTGCTGCTCCTTGTGCCGGACTACTGTTATCACTGTCAAGAACAGTGATAACCACATTATAATGTTTCAATACAAGGGTTCTTTGAATAAATGTATCCTGTCCTTCTACGTTGAACGATCCGGTCAAATCATCATATCCCTTTTTCTGCACGGTGTAGCTGTAATTTCCACTCTTTAATTTTATAGTAGCTTGTCCAGAACCGTTTACATTCAATACTCCCGGCTGTCCTTCTATTTTGATTGTAGCTCCTTCTGCCGGATTCCCC